AAGCGTCATAAACATTTGCACCAATGCCGGCAATCTCAAAGATGCCAGCCGTTGTGACAGCGCGACTGTTGTTCTTCAAGATTCCAATGCGTGTTGATACAGCAGATCGAGTCGCTTGAAGGTTCATACGAATGTTCGTAATGTCTTCCATGCCCATCTGAAAATTGAAGTGACGAGCAGCAATCAAAGAAGGTGATGCCCACGCATCAACGCCGCCAGCATTGACCAGCATTTCATCATTTGCCAAACGCAGTGCCATGAGGCGATTATTTTCTTCATCGAGTGCAGCGAGCTCATTAGAGCGAAGTTCTTCTTCGAGCGCCATCTGACGAGCTTTGTTCGCGTAGCGTTGATCTTGAACAGTGACGGCTGTACCTGCTGCCATCGCTGCCATGTAGATATAGAAAGTTGCACCACCGTCAGCCATTAGTATTCCACCTCTGCGCCAAGGGAAAGAACCTCACAAGGCACTGGTATTTCATTTTCAATTAACAGGGTTGGGCGCTCACTGTACCCAAGGAGATAAAATTTCCTCACTCCAGTTATTGCTTCTGGCTGAAGACCCAGTTGACCTTCAGCTAAAAATGTTGAAATTCTATTACCCTGAAGTTGAGCGGCAAGAGTTGATGCCATATAGACATCACCCGATACGAGGCGCTTAGGCATACCGCCTGTCACGCCATTCTGATCTTTGACTTCGATAGGCATTGTCTCAAGAGTCTGAGTAAAGCCCAGGCCGCAGGTAATGTTGTCTACCTCAATGGGTGCGAGGTTAATTGTGCCGCCACTAGGTATATTATATTTACCAAGAAAGAAGTCAGGATCATGGTTGTCTTTAATCTTGCTGCTGCCAACTTGTATTTCAGTATCGGTAAGATGATTTGCCGGGCCGACCCACAATGATTTAGCAACAGTTGTCGTTGTTTGTGTAGCGCAATCAAGAGTTACATCAAGCTCAAATCGCTCAAGATAATACCTTGCAACATTATCAACAATGCGTCGAACTAAGGCATACAGCTTATCTTGAATAACGGTTATTGATATGTAACCGCCGCCCAATACGTCAGTCTCCCATTTGCCCCACGTTCTAATCCCTTCAGCGCGAGCTGCGTGATACCACGTAATTGTACCGTCGCCATTTACAAAGAAGCAGATTTGCTCTGGCCTATCGTAACCGCCATAAAGTACATCAATCTCTTGAACATCAGAAAGGTACTCCTCAGCAATTAAAGAGATAGCGTCCGATGAGTAACCGCGCTGATTATCAATCCATATAAACTCACGCACAGCATTACCCTGCGCTTGAGCGAAAATCGTAGATTCATCAAACAGCTTTGGTTGAATAGATTCTTTAGATCCGTAGCGAGTCTGCTTACGCAAATCGAATGTTGTTGGTGTTAATGGAAGGTCTTCAGACTGCGGTGCATAGAACTCGCCAGCGTCAGTAAATACTTGCAAGTGCCGGCCGCTGACGATACCCACAATCTTATTGACTTGATTATCAGAGATAGCCGCTTGAATTGAATCAGCCGGAAAAGCATCACCAACATCAAAATTGAAAAACCCAGACGCCCTCGACCCGAAGATATGGGCTGGAAGTGAGGAACTACCTGCAAGCCAAAGGCGCTGGGAGTGGAACTCAATAACTGACGGCCAGCCCATCTCATCTGTAAATGCTTCCTCATCCCAAAAAGGCGAAGCAACTGGATCTACGTTTGAATTGGCCGTTATTGTAGCGATGTTACCGCTGGTCAATCCTTCAACTTCTTCAGAGGCCGCAGCAGGGAACACGCCGGCAATCATCGCAACAGTAATTGCAGTATTGCTCTTATCAATTACTTGGGCTTTGATACCGGAACTGCGACCAACAATAATTTCATCAATGAGAAAATCTTGAGCTGAATGAACCAATGGATCAAAGGTAAGGACAGCACCACGATCTAAGTCTTCATAAATTGTAGCAGTGCAGGTTGTATATGGTGGAGAGCCGCCAGGAAGTGAAGTAACTACTAATTGCTTTTGACGATAGCGAATAGCATTACCAACGTGCCGATCATCAAATACGGCAGCACTAGCCGTTACAGTTACACTGGCACTTTCAAGATACCCGTTTACACTAATTGTTACTTCTGAATCAGCATACTTCCAAAAGGGCATCGTCTTCGGGTAATCGGTAGAAGCTGGGTTTTTGCTTTCAAACACAAAAGTTTCAACAACAAATGTTGTAGCGCTTGTACGTCGAATAATAAATGGTGCGAGCAAGTAGTCACAACAGAACATGACATCGCCAGCCTGAGTGATTTTTAGTCGCTTGATTCTTGCCGCATCCCATTGTGGAGTGATCTGAATGTATTGAATCAGACTTCCATCTTCGGGATCATAAATACTTACACCACCATTAACGGTAAGAGCTTCATGCCAAAAACAAATTAGATAGGTTTGATCCTCGCTAAAGACAAAGGATTCAATGCGGTGAGCATCAGATCGTTCAGCCAGATACAGTGATCCAGGCCGGCGACGCATACCACCTGTGACCTTTGGCCACCAGTTAGTTAGCTGCTTGCACCCGTTCTCATACTGAGCCAGATCAAGACGACCAAGCATTCCTTCCGACAATAAACCGCCTGAAAAGTTGGTTTGGTAATTCCTGAATTTAGCCATTAGCGTCTACGCCAAAACTTGTCGAGAGAGCCGCCTCTTGTATTGACAATCTTCCGTAGATTGACCTTTTGATTTGTTTGAGCCTGAGCATCTTCGGTCTTTGCTCGTCGCCAGTGTTCATCAGCTAACCCCTTCATCGAGGCTGCAATTTCATCCTTGCGAGCAATCGAGAATGAAAGCATTGTAGCTAACCGATAAATAATTAGCTGTGTGAAATAGGGATTCCATAAACCTTCATCGGCACGATAGCGATACTTGAGAATCACCGTATCATCTTGAGTGTCGTAGGTATGGATTTGATCTTGGTATCTATCATAATTAATGGGTTGATCATCAACTAATACCGTATCAATAGATAACACATCAGGCGGTAACTGGTACGCCGTATTGTATTTAGTGTCAGGTGTGCCTGTTAATGGTGGTCCAAGGTCATAAGTCTTGGTAGCAAATCGCCACTTATAGAGCGACAGCTCAGACTCAACAACGAGTTCGTACCATTCATTGCAAAAAATAGACTCAGCAATGCCCTGAGAAAAGCTGGATATAGTGTTTACGCCAGCACCAAGGCAAGCCTTGTTTGCATTATCAATTCGATCTGCTTCAGCCATATGCAAATATGGCCGAGGCTAGACTAGCTAACCCCGGCCAATTCTCCTGCGCCCGTTAAGTTTACGTGCCGTTTGTAACGGTAACAGTAGTCGCGTTATCCGCGCTGCTTACTACCAATACATCGACAGTCTGTGTACCGCCACTTGTACCAACACACAGGATGATGTCGTTTTCACGAATCATCTGATAATGCGAGTTGAAGTAGCCAGACGTTACGATAGTCGCTAACGTATCTGTAGACTTGTAAACCCAAAGAGTGACAGTTCCGCTGTGAACACGATTCATGTTTGCAGCAGAAAAAGCACATGGCAAAAAACGAAGCAGACCGGTGATGAGCTTGTCAAAAATTTTCATCTTAAGTCTCCGTTGAACGGATGCGATAGCCACCGATGTCGTCGATGATTACAGCTTCCATAGACATTGAGCCAACCGCGAGATGCGCCTGCTCTTTGCCCTGCCAGGTAATGTCCATCATTACATCCTGCCCAGAAGCGTGACCAACAGCAGACTTGTGGTAGGCGACGTTCTGACGAACTGTGCCACCAGTCAGCGTGATACCACTGAATGAGAAGATGTTAAATGAGAACCAATTCTTCGCACTGAAACCAACTTTCGGGAAAGGAAGGTCGGACTCTGGAACATAGTCCAGAGATGCGAAGGTCGAAAGACCCATGAGGTCAGTCCAGCCTTGCGGAGCCACGGCCAGGAATCGCCCACCATCATCGGGAACATCATTGTCACCGAAATACTCATACGCTTCTTCGATCTTCGCCTGCGTTACTACGCCGGTTGCAGTCGTTTCTTGCGTGAAAGTATCGGTAACATCCATGATGTCTTGATCCGATGCACGACCAAGTGCGCCAGCGATTGACTGAGATACAGCCGAACGCTCGTCATGTTCGATCTTCAGCTCGTCCAACTTGTCGATGAACTCACCGCCGTAACGATCTACGAGGGTACATTCAACATTGGTGTGAACGAGATTCAGAATAGGAACTTGACCGCCTCTGGTCTTAGTGCCTGCGAAGCCTTTGCCGATCTTCTGGAAGGTTGTGGACTTGCCGACGACATTCGTTTTGCGCCGAACAGTGTTGAGCAACTTGGAACCCATGCGCTGATACGCAAGGTGAACCTCTGACTCAAACTGCTTGGTGAAAGCGGTGTCGATCGAGTTGTCCTGAGTCATAGGTAAAAACAGACTCAGAAAGGATCGAAGCAAGAACATTATTATTCTCCAAGTAGATAGAAAGATTTCCGTTTCAGGTTATCTCTACTGGAAGCCTTGTTCGGTTGTGCCGGAGGGGAGTCCGGGCCGAGGCGTAGGTAGCGGCCTTCGACCCGAACTATATGCCCGTTTACTGGTTCTTGTAAAGTCTCTTATAGCCTTCTTCGATCTTCTTGAGGAACGCTGGATCTTTTTGCTGGTAAGCGCGAGGATCGTTTTGCATCGCTCGAAGCTCCTCAAGTGTCAGACCTGTGCTGCCACTATCGCCTTCAAAATCGGCTGGCCCTGAAGATTTCATAAGTTTTTCCAGTGCTTCAACCTGTGAGGCCGAGCTTAAAAGAGGACTCAAAGAAC